GTTCGACAGTTGGTATGAAAATGGTCAGAAACAAATGTCTCTTATATGGTTCCATGGGGAAAAGTTCCGTAGGTTTAGAGCTTATCGTTCTAACGGAGACAGAATCAAAGGGGACGGTAATGAAATAGCACAGAAGATTTTTTCTGGACAAATGGTTTTAGATTAACTTTTTAGATATTATGGAGCAGCCAGATAGAGAAGTAGCAGCGGAACTCGATGATAGAGCATTCGAAGTTGCTAAATTTATTAAACAGCTTAGCAAGGTTCAAGATGATTACTTTGAAGAACTTTATGACAAAGCTAAAGAAAAAGGTTGGCTTAAAGATTTTGGAGTCGATGAGATCGGGGTAGACCTAGCAAAAGATTGGCTCTTTGATTACTGTTTTAACGAAAAGTTGAATCAGTCGTTCAGTGAATACTGTGATTCGATGATACATTAAAGAAAAGATACAGATGAAAATGCTTAAGAGTATACTTAATTTTAGGATGTTCCACCCTGCTCAATGGTTTGTTGAGCGAGAGCATAAGATTGACCCTGATATTATTAATCCACCTTCATGGAGAGAGAGGAAGATACAAAATGAGATGATTGATAGGCAGTACGAGGAGTCTGTTAAGGCTAAATCAAATGATCAAGATTCCTCTTGGGCAGATAAGTACGATCAAGACTTTAAAAACATGGAGCAAGAGGTTGTTCGTGTGATAGAAGTTACAGATTAAAAAATATGATTAAGAAAATCTTTTATATTATTTCAGCAGCTTTATTGTTCATATTAATTAAAGCCTCTGGTATAATTGATTTTCTTTTTCCAGAAATATTTTAAATGCGCTTGTAGCTCAGTTGGTTAGAGCAGGGGTCTCATAAACCCTTTGTCACTGGTTCAAGTCCAGTCGGGCGCACCAATAAATTAACTTGATAATTAAACACATATTTGTTAGAATATATAAATGAAACCGTCAGACCAAATCTCCTCAGTAATTGACTCATTAGAGAATTCAGTGAGTCAATTAAAACAATTAAAAAGCCACCTATCAAGCTCTGATCTTATTTCTAGTGCTGAGTTGGAAGTTACCAGTGCAGAGACTTCTGCGGAATACACCAGTGCGGAGACGAGCGCAGAATATACGAGTGCGGAGACCTCTGCAGAATATACGAGCGCGGAGACCTCTGCAGAATATACGAGCGCGGAGACAAGTGCGGAGACCAGCGGTGGTTTTTTTTTGGATGGCTCGCCTCCATCTTGGCCAAGCTTCAAGTATCTAAAGGGGGAGATCGTAGGAAATCTGACTAAGACTCGTACAATGGCGATGGACGATAGCGGAGTTATCCATTCTTTAGGTTACAAGTCCGATATGTATATTGAGACAGACACTCTCAACAACTCTATAAAAAGAAATACAAAAGGTAGTCATGGATTCATTGGTAATGTAGAAGCTTCTGATGGGTATACTTATTTTTTACCAGCATATTCTAGTTCTATTGCTAAGTTGAAAAGATCAACTGGAGAAATTAAACTAGAAAAGAAATTTAGTTCTTGCCCTCAAGTTAGATCTGGAGCAGAGGGTGCAAATGGTATTATTTACATGCCGTCTTATACGAAGACTTTAAAAATTTATACTTTAGATACAAAAACAGGGGAAATCGGATCATTTACTCCTCCACAAACAGGTTTCTTTGGGCATGTATGGGGGGCAGCAGCAGATTTAAATGGTAATGTTTACATGCCACCAGCTTTAGGAAATAAAATCCTTAAAATAGATAAGAGTGGTACAACATCCTTGCTGGAAGGTAAGCCTGTCACATCTGGGGTTTCTGGGTTTAGTGTTAAATATGTTGGAGCTACATATGTTAAGAGTGTGAATAAAGTAGTTTGTTTACCAAGGACAGGTAAAAAGATTTTAATTATTAATTGTGCGGATGATAGCTATGAAGAGATTGATTTGCCAGAAACGTACTTGAAGGTAGCTAATAAAAATAAAAACTTCCACGGGTATCTTGCTCCTGACGGCTGGCTTTACAGTGCATTTTGGGGAGACACTAAGTGCTTTAGGGTAAATCCACTTACTCAAGAGATTCAATGGAAGGACTATGAGTATGAGTTTATGGATGGTTGGCCAACAGCAAAAGAGGGTTCTGGGATTATGAGTCTTGGGACTGGTTATTCTACTTGCGCTACAGTTAAAGGAAAAGATGTTTTTCTTGGGCTAGCGGGAACTTCTAGAGCTATTAAGCTTGAATTTTAAAAAATGAAAGGCTACAAGCAGGGTTACCTAATTGTAAAAGATAGAGGTTTTATATATGAGCCTGTTCCAAATACCCCAGAGTTTCATAATGAAGAAGAGGCACTGGTATACTGGCAGAATAATAGAATAACTATACAGGATTTAAATTTTTACAATGATCCTATTGTGATTATTAGGAGAGAAGTAAATAATATTACAGTAAAAAGTTTATGACAAAAGAAGAAAACGAAGAGATTGTGTCAATTAAAAAAGATATTAGCAATCTTAATGATACGATACAAATTAGAACCAGAGGATTAAAAACGATTGCCGTATTCTTCGGTACATTGTTTGTTCTGGACGCAGCAATGCTAATTTATAGCATTTTAACTAAGTAAAAACCATAATTCCAGCTTGACTTGAGGTCGAAACTATGGAGAATATGGTGTAGGACGATGGGCGAGCGGGTGTCAGATAACCCTAGGGAAGCTGACCTCGCCGCTCTCATCCGAACTTTCTGGTGGTTTGTACATATCACAACATGTGGTTTTATTATTGCAAATACTATCAGGCATTGGTAACTAAATTGAAATTATGAAAAAAATATTATTGTTCGCACTTATTTGTTTGCCTTTATGGGGCGTAGCTGCTTGGCATGGTTATAAAGAACCGAAAGTACAAGTGAAAGAGACTGTCAAGGTTGTTTCTCCAGAGAAAGTTGATGCTCATGTATTTCTAACTAAATGGCAGCTAACTAAAATGCTCAAGACGTTTGAAGAAGATGCTCATCCTGCTGATACTTTAAAATTTAAAACAGTAGTAAAGAGTGATGGTAATGGATGGAGGATTTCTTCTACCCATTTAGCAAGAGGGGCTGAACCATATCCAATCCCAGAGGGGAAGTACTTTGTTATTGATTCTTCTTATGTGGATCATTCAGGCGACTTCAAATCCTGTGTCGAGTATGCCAACAGCTACAAAAACTTTCATGATTACATTGTAATTAGCGCAGAATGAGTTTTATGTACGATAGTAGGGTCATTGGACCCAAAGGATATCAGGAATTAATGGTTGTTGTTTTAAATAAGGAAAAAAATCCTATTGATTCCTGTTGTTATAAAATAGACTCTCCACAAGTTCATGACTTAATGTCTGCTAAAAAAGGAGCGCACGATTTTGGAATAAAAGGTTGGACGTTAGAACCAGCTGATCAGTACCAAGGTTTTGCTAATAAAATAATTAAATAAAAATAAAATTCTATGCAGTACATAAGAATGAGAGAAAACTCTTTGAGATATTATATGGACCCAATGTGCAAAACACTTCATAGAGATGGGGGTCCAGCAGTTACTTATAACAATGGTTGTGAAGAATACTGGAACCTAGGGGTCTTGCACAATTCTGATGGGCCAGCTATAGAAACAAAAAACGGAAAGAAAGTTTATTATCTTTTTGGTAAAAGGTTTAATAATTATACCGATTGGGAAGAGAGTAAAAAAATCTTTAATATATCAGAATCCTCTGATAAGGTGTAAATATCGTTCATGAAGATTACAGGCAAGCAAACAGTAGAAGTTGAGATATCTGAAGCTCAAAGGCATTTGATTGCTTTGGATTATATTTCAGAGATATTCGAATGGGATACAGACTACTTTATCGAAGATGGTTGGGTGATCAAAAGAGAGATAGCTCATACCTCACATTCTTTTGAATTAAAGAATAAAGTTAGGGAGGCTAGCAAAAAGGATCAATGCCTTTATGATATATTTAAGGTACTAAGGAAGCAGTCTTTTTAATGCAGGGTGCATTTCTTTAGGGTAAACCTTCCCATTTTTTACCTCATAATCCTTAAGGTTCGGCTCAAGTGTCTCTTTATGACTCACGGTCACGCACTTTTGCCTCCCTCAACAAGAGGAACAGGATACGGATAAGACTGAAGCTATAGCTAAAATTAATGTTTTTTTAATCATGACTTGTCTCCTTTAGCTTTTTCTATTTGATCAGATGTTGGTGCTCCTTTGTCGCCCTTCTTTCTCATCTTTTCTCCAGAACCTCTTTTGATTCTTTCTTTTTTCTTTCTGATGTTCTCCCAAAGACTACTGTCGGATTTTTCTTTTTCTTTTAAGATCTCATCGTGACGCTTCATAAAGGTTTCGTGATCAGGTCCAGCCATGTACAGAGTTTTACCGTCTTTGGTTTTATGGGGGTGTATACCTTTTAAACCCATTTTTTTAGCGTCTTCTAAAGCTTCCTCTTTTGTTTTGAAGTAGTGCTTACCAACATCAGGAGAAGCCTTAGAAAAGAATAAGGTACAATCTTCTTTATTTATTGGGTCGTTAATTATCACAGAAGCTTTACTCTCAGCTTCTTCAAATTGAGAGTAACAAACAGCGGCTCTCTGTTTATTGTCTTTAAATTCTTTTTTGTCGGAAAGATCGACAATGCATCGACTAATAAATTTAGATTTATTTTCTCCGTTTTTAGGCTGTGGTAATGGCATATTTAAAATTACACAAAAAAGCCCAAGTTTAAACAGGATTTTGCCAAATATGAAGGGTGGAATTTAATTAAAAATATTATTATTATCTTTTAAATTAAACGAATAATTAAAATTCATTTTTGTATCATCGTCCAAAGATGTATTTTCGGAAACTGAAATTAAAGAGCAGTTTTGGATTTGATACGTTTTCTCTGAAGTCTCATTAGGATTAAATTTTATAGTTAAATTTCCTTTATCTAATACTAGACTTGATAGATCAACTCCCGTTACCTGATTCTTTAAAATAGAAACAGATATTTCGCCATTTACGTTTGGATCAGGATACCTGTACTTGGGGACTTTCGAACCTATTCTAGTTACTGGAGTCCTATCTAAAGAGACATCTATAGATACAGAGGAAACACAGTAGCTGGTTGTGTTAATACCTTCGTCGAAATTTGTGCTTACTGTTATATTATTGGGATTTAAAAACGCGATATCAGAATCAGAAGTTTGGTCGTTGTACTCAAGATTATTTGTATCATTATAAGATATAGAATCTGCTTGAAAAGATATAGATCCTTCTGGAATCTCTCCAACCTCCAAGTTTAAAGAGTAATTTTGCAAATATGCACCGCTAATTTTATTTTCTCCAGCTAAATCTCTAATTTTAAAGTTTAGGCTACCTGTAGATAAAAAACCACTGTCGGTAAAAGCAAAAAAAGGATCGTTCGTTTTCTCCTCATTTAGAATAATATCTAATTTTAATTCAGTAGTCTGATTAGAATTTAGAATTCTGTTTTGAGTACCAAACTTACCCAACTCAGATAACTCTGTAAATTGTTTTTGAGAATTAAACGAGCATTCTTGAATTCCGACTAGTCTGCTCTCTGTAGAGTCTGTATAATTAAAGACCTGAGTGTCGCTGGAATTCACTCTTTTAAATGTTGGCATAAAAAAAATTACACATAATGTAAAGAAAAGGCTTGCACTGAATTAAAAATGCTTTAATATAGCGACATGCAAATCAATAAAGCGTTCAGTGAGTGCATTGGTCAAGAGTCTGTAAAGAAGTCTTTAAGCTTGTATATAGATGCTTACAAAACCACAAATCGTTTGCCGTTTTTGAATCTAACTACTCAAAAGGGTGGGGGTAAGACTTTCTTTGCTCGAAAGTTTCGAGAAGCTCTGGTCAATAAAAATGGTACTAGACCTCCCATGCTTGAGATCAATGGCAAGACTATTCGTAACGCTAGAGCTTTCTTTGATCAAGTCTATCCTTTGTGGGTAGAGCATAATGCTTTTTTGTTTATTGATGAGGGACATAATCTACCAAAAGATTTACAGGAGATTTTCTTGACTGCATTAAATGTGGATAAGAATCCAAGAAGGTCTGTAGAGCTAGAGGGAATGAGGTACGACTTCGATTTCGAGAAGATTTCTCTATGTATGGCTACAACAGATCAACAGAAACTTTCTGAGCCTCTTAGGGATAGACTGAGAGACATCTCTTTTGAAGAATATAGCCCTGAGCAACTCTATCAGATCTTCGAAGATAATCTAGAGTGTAAAGTTGACGTAGACCCTGCTGCAAAAAAAGATATTGTTTCTGTTTTTCGTGGCAACCCAAGGGATGCGGTAGTTAAAGCTGAAGATGCTAAAGTCTTTTCTGCTGCTCGTTCTGCTAAGAGAATCACTAAGAAAGTTTGGGCTGATATCTGTGATACGATGGCGATCCATCCATATGGTCTTTCTAATTCTGAAATGACAGTTGTTAAAGCTTTGGCTCAAAGAGGTTCGATGAGCTTAAATGGGCTTTCATCAGTTACTGGCTTCCAAAGGTCTGCGATCCAGAGAGATTATGAATCCATGCTGGTCAGGAAGAACTTAATGAAGATAGATGGAAAGCGTACCATTACAAAAGAAGGTAAGAGACTGGCTATTAAAATGAATTTTATATAAGTAGACTAACCTTTTAGATTTATATTATTAAGAACCCAAGGTATGACTAGATTCTCGACGCATCGAACATACGCTTCCTCATCGTTGCATTCCATGAAGGCTAATCCTGTCATCTCAAAAATCATATGGGTAACTTCGTGGACCAGCGTCCACCAGTGTTGTTCTGGATCTTTGAGGCACTTTTTATTTAATTTAATTAGCTTGTCATCCATAAAACATTCCCCCCAGTCTTCCATCTCCTCGTAAACTACCTTTATTTTATGATCTAGTACGTTTATCGAGGATACTTTTCTCATCTATATTAATTACACTTCTTCATTGACTAAATCAACTCTTGAATTTAAAATATTATTATGACTGTAAAAGAAGAACTTGAAATCATAAAGGAGACTCAACAAATCCTTGCTGGATTAGATTTGGAAAAAAAGAAAGTCTATGATGAGTTAGTAGAAAAGATCCAGCCTGAGCCTAGGTTAGAGAGTTCAATGTGGGATTTTATTTTTAATGGAGTCCAATGCTATATCTACGATATTGAGGATTTACTTAAAAATAGAAAAAAATCGCTTGACTCAAAAGGGTGAATCTATATCCTAACTGAGCAATGAACATATTCGTTACAGATAAAGATCCATATAAGGCAGCGCAAAATCTTTGTGATAAGCATGTATCCAAGATGATTGTCGAGACTGCCCAGATGCTGGCTAATTGTTTTACTGTCGATACCTTGGCTGAACCTGATTGCCCTAGAAGTCAAAAAGGCTCCCCTCGAAAGCATTCGTATTCCAAGCACCCATGTACAATTTGGGCTATGAAAAACAAAAGTAATATGATGTGGTTAATCCGTCATGGTGTAGCTATGGCAAGAGAAAAGAAGTTTAGAACAGACAAGGATCATTTCTCTGAAAAGTTTATCCAATGGTGTATGCTTAACATGCACAAATCAAATGTACCTGCTGGTCAGCTTTCGGAATTTGCTGTAGCGATTAGCCAAGATCAAAGGTGCAGGACTCATCCTCGATTCGATACTCTCTCCGTTGTAGAGAAGTACAGGGAGTATTACAACTACGATAAATCGCGCTTTGCTAAATGGACTAAGAGGCAAGCTCCTAACTGGTACAGTGTAAAATGAAAAACTTTTTTGAAGAACTAACCTTAGCATTGGGGGCTGCTTTTCTAGGGGTAGTAGTAGGTTTCTTTGTGGGTATTGTATGCTGGGTGAAGTTTCCCTTTGTGATTTATAGAACTGCTAGAGTTAAGATGGCTTTAAAGAGAATACAGGAGGCAGAGGAATATTTAGAAAGGAATGGTCAGGGTGCAAGATCTAAGGATATTTGGGCTAGACATATAGAGAGAATGGAACAGAAGAAAAATTATGACAACTGAAGAACTGATAGAACTGCATGTTACAACCTGTGATAATTGTAGGGATATAATGAAAAAGAAAAACAGTGATTACACTGGCGGCAAAGGAGCCACCGATGTATTTGCTAATTTCAATGCATCCTCTATATTGGATATTGATCCAGTACAAGGATTATTACTTAGAGTAATAGATAAAATTCAAAGGATTCGTAGCTTCACCAATGACAAGGAGCTAAAGGTGCCAGATGAATCTGTTGAAGATGCTTGCGATGATATTGTTAATTATGCTATTCTGGCTAAAGGAATGTTAAAAGACCAAAGAGCTAGAGATGCAAAAAATATTTAAAAGCAATAAAACTCATTGACAACCTTCCAATATACGATACTATAACCGCATGCAAGACAGTAAAATCGCTCTAGAGATCAACGGTCAGCGTTACGAGACTGAGGGTATTGACATCATTTACGCTGTTAATGACCTCCTGACCGAAGCAGGTATCCTTGAAGAGGGTGATACCCTTGAGCTTCTTGATAGAGATCAAGATTATATTCTCCATAAGTATTAAACCCAATAACAAAGAAAAAAAATGGCTAAACGTGGCAGACCAGCAGGATCAACATCTTTTGTAAATGTTGATATGAGAACACTAAACAGACTATTCAATGAGAATGTTTCTGTTCAAGTAAGTAGAATTTGGCTTAAGAACCTAGGCATCGAAGTCGAAGAGTCAAAGAATACTAAGATCAAAACCCCATCTCATGTAGAGGTTCCAAATTCAGAACCTAAGATTGAGATGAACCTTCAACCTTAATTTGCTTAAATGAATTATATTATAAGGTACGAGGTATACGATAAAAAGAATCGTTGGATGGGAGGTTACTCTACAAAGTTAGATAATGTAAAGAACTCCTCCTCTTCCTTCGATATGGCTAAGATAAATGCCTCTCAATCAAATGGGAAAGTACTGGCTATATTCAGCGACGGCTCAGAGAGCCAAGTATATCCCAAGTAAGCTCACTCATTACAGTACATAAATGAGCAGTCCAATCCTCTTGTTTATGTATTTTGTTATAAATTATAAAGTAATTTTATTTTGGGGCTAATTCCAATAGTGTTTATTACCAGTAGAATACTCTACAAACCTCATAGGTACAATAAAGTACCCAGATCAAGTAGGTACTCTAAGTCTTCGAAGAAAGGATAATTTAAAAGAATAAAAGATAATTGTTATTACGCTTATTATAATATAGAATAAAGTCATTATAAAGAATAAGTATATAGGGGATATAGATAGTATAGAAAGAAACTAAAAACATTATAAAATAAAGGATTCTAAGCTATTCTAATAGAAATAAAAGGAATGTAGGTATGTGGCCAACGCGCTAAATAAACAAATCAAATCATTCTGTACCAAATCACCTTCCCAAACCCAACCAAACCAACCAAAATAAAACGCCATTTTGGGAGGTTTACGCTTAATAAACACAATTAAACAGCTTTTTGGCAAATAAACACAAATTATTTTAAACTTTTACTGGCCTTAATAAAACTTTTTAAAATAAATGAGTGCCAGCCTAGGGGCAAATAAACACCCCATACCTGCTTTTTTAAAAAAAATAAACAAACCATTATGTACCAATGAAACACAGTGAGCAAGCAAATAAGCATGAGTTCGAAGTAGATCCCGAACAAGCCGACCGACTGCGGCAGATGCTGGGCCTAGGTTCTAGCTTCAGGCCAAAGGAATTTAAACAAACAAAAAACAAGCGCAGATTACGCGCAAAGATTGCCAGATTTTTTGGCAAATAAAGGTTGCCCGATTTAATCGCAAATAAGTATATAGTATATCCCGCCTCCTGAAAAGGAGCGCGGGCTTTTATTTGAGCAGCAGTTCGAAGACCTTCACGATCACCCCGCAGGAGAGTAGACCTGAAAGAAACAGCATACAAATAAACACAACGTTCTCAAAGAAGGCTCGATCATTCTTGTTCTTGTACATATAGTTATTATACCAAAAGTGGCTAAAGGTTAAAGGGAATATTTACAAATAAACGCCCGTACATTTTGTTTTATTCTTTTAGATATTGGTCGATTTATTAAATCCAAAAACCTCTCTAAGTGACTGATACTCAAGGAGTTAGGAGGCTCCGCCCGCCCCCGCCCGCTAACACGCTGATATTCAACGAGTTACGGGGGTTTTTTATTTAATGCTCATCTGGCAATGGCTCCTTTCCATAGTCGAGGTAATGCATATGCTGCTTGGCGTACTGGTAAACCGTGTTTATTGCTTCCTTAACCTCTTCTCTTTCTTTAAAAGCTTTATCCCAAGCCTCTCCGCCTAGAGGGTAGTAATCTCTCTCGTGGAAGTCTGTATCATAGAGGAGTTTAATTTGCGCTTGGCTTACAGCGTCAAACAATTCGTTGTATTGTCTGCGTAGACTGTCCTCATCCGATCCATTCATGTGGATGCATGGCATTGTGTATTTTTCAATCATGATTTAAATTCTTTCTTTTACTTGTTCAATGACCAAGACAAAGCCTAGCTCTTTAAGAGCTTCAACGTCGTAGTCGGTTAAAGTTTTTCTTCCTGTTAGCTTCTTGATGGAATTCCTGACAGATTCTTTTTTTACATAAGTTAGGGTATTACCGTAAACTTCTTTTCTTTCTACTTCTATTGTCATGATTTTAGCTTTTTTTATAATTAGGGTGCCAAGTTGGGAATTCTAATTTTGGGGCCAATTCTGTATACCCTAGCTCTGTGAAATGTTCATGCAGTGAAATCGCTCCATGCAAGCTCACTTCAAAAAAAACTTCTTTCTTTTCGTCAGTGTATTCAAAGCAACAATCTGCCCTACCTGTCTCACACTTTGATACCCTAAAAGTTTTAGGGAATATTCCTGTCAATTTAATTGTTTTTGGTTCGTTGTTCATCTTTTGTTTGTTGTGTTTTTTTTCTATTAAAGGGGGATAACCATGCAGAGCGCGATATTATATTTCTTCGTCTGAAGAATTTATCACAGGCTTCACTCACTATGCGAGCATTATTTGCAGGTGCGGTATCGTACAGTCTAAAGTCTTCTTTAGAGGATTGCTTGATGATGTCTTTTTCTTTTGCTGCTTTCTCAAGGAGGGGCTCTTGTTTTATATCTCCCTGATTTACTTGGTTGCTTGTACAGCGATGATCGCGAAGATGTCCAAGTAAGCAGTTTTCGTTTAGTTTCATTTGATTTCTTTGATGATTTCCAAAAGGGATTGTTTATCGACATTGATCATTATTTCAATCTCATCTTTGTCATCGCCTAAGAAGAGGAGACAGACTTCATTTGGATTATCGGGGACGGGTCTTTGTGCTGTTAATTTCATCTTTTAAAAAGGTCTATAATGATAACGATTAGGGCTGCGATTACAACTATACTGATGTGAACTTCTCCTATGTCCATTATGTCGGCTCCACAACAAAACCTGTTTCGTCTTTTTTAGCAAGACCTTTCTCGACTAATCCAACGATCACACCTTTAGGATCTTTAAAGCGCAAATCGGTTTTGTCTCCGTCTACCACTTTGTATCCCATATATTTTTTAGGGAGGGAACCACGGAAAACCACAGCGACGTTGCCACCTAATTCAAGAATTGTTTTCATCTTGTAATCACTTGTCGATTCACTGCGAGAAAAGGTGAGGTGATAGTTGTCAGGCATCTTGCCATCAAGCCATTTTCTCATTCTATAAAACCCCTTGGTGTAATCATAGAATTTTACTTTGGGGAACTCTTCCATAACATTCAAAGAGCAAATTGGAGGCTTTGTTGTCCTCCCCTTGCGGATATTCTCCCAAGGAATATCTGAGGTTAGATTTAGGCGAAAACATGGAATCATTTTATTTTTGGCCGCGCTAACGATTGCCTTGCTGATTTCAATCCTTAAGTCTGACATAAACCCAACCTGATCTTTAAAGAATCTTTTGGTTTTGTTAATTCTGGAATCTTGTACGTTCGGCATACAACCACGCCCCGCAGTATCTAAACAAGCGGCACGACAACCCGCGCTTGCCCATTGGCAGACATTGTAACCTGATTTATTGGCGGGAGAAAGATGTAGCCCGAATGTACGGTAGCCAAGCACTTCGCCCTTAACTGTTTTAGTGTTACCTTGATTAAGTAATTTCATAGCAGAAGTATTTTGACAGGATTTTTAACGCACACAAGCCTTTTTTAACTATTATTAATCTTTTTTAAATGCTTGACTTTGCATTAATTATAAAAACCTCGTAACTCATTGATTGATAAGGGCTTAGAAGGCGGGGGCCGCCCCCGCCCGATAACCCGTTGATAGACAGTGACTTAGAGCGTTTATTTTTTTATTGACAAAAGAAAAACCCCGCCCCCCATGCAGAGGGGACGGGGCTTGCTATGTCTACCCAGAAATTTATGCGGGGAGTACTAGGGCCGACTCCTTATCCTCCTGAGATATAATCTCAGAAGTATGGTTGGCGAACTTGTCAAAAATGGATTGCATCCGCATAGTACGGTCTGCAAGCTTGGTGAGATCGCCACCCTTGAGATTCTCAGTGATGGAGTTGTAGAGGGTCCAGAGAGAACCGCCTTTGAATTCCTCGTGGCGAGGGTTGCGGAACTCCTCGACGGCCTTGTAGATGTCGCGAGCAGGGAAAGCCTTGGCATCGACCAAGTCAACAATCATTGCGGCGGCATCACGGACCTCGGTCTGCTGGTAAGCGTCAATGCGCTTACCCATATCCTGCCAGTGGGAAGTGACACGGGCAACGGCTGAAGCCAGAACACGGGGAAGGTCACCCAAAATGTGGGTGGT